AAGAAAGAGTGGGAACGCAGTGCTCCCCGCCTTGTAGAGATTGGACTTCTCACTGAAGTTGACCTTTCCATGTACACAATCTACTGCCAAACCTTCGCCCGAGTAATTAGGGCAGAGAAGGCCATCATGGAGAACGGTATGTACTTCGAGACCCCCAACGGACATATGCAGACGCGGCCCGAGGTTACGATAGCGCGGGACGAGAAGAAGCTTCTTGCTCAGTATGCTAATCGCTTTGGGCTTGACCCCTCCTCCCGCAATGGCATTGGTGTTGATGTTGGCAATAAGAAGCTGACGGCGGAGGAGATCCTTGATGGCGCATCCCGTAACTGACTATGCCGAGGCGGTTGTTAGCGGTGAGGTTGTTGCAGGCGAGAAGGTTGTGTGGGCGTGCCAGAGACATCTAGACGACCTGAAGCGGGATGACATTTATTTCGATGAACGGGCCGCGAACCGCATCATCACGTTCTACAAGTTAGTCCCCCATGTTCGAGGTGAGTGGGCAGGTAAGCCTATTGAGCTTGAGCCGTGGCAGGAGTTCGTTGTCGGTTCCCTCTTTGGTTGGAAGCGGGAGGATGGGTTACGGCGCTATCGGTTGGGATATATCCAGGTTGCTCGCAAGAACGGTAAGACAACCCTCATGGCTCCCATTGGAATCTACGGCTTACGGTATGATGATGAGCCCGGGGCCGAGATCTACTCCGCAGCCACTACCCGCGACCAGGCAAATGAAATCTTCGCTCCCGCCAAGAGGATGGTAATCCAGTCAAAGCACATCGACCACGAGAACGACCTCCGCGCCTTCCGCAATAGCATCGTGGATGAGGCAAGCTTCAGCAAGTTCGAGCCGTTATCCAGTGACTACGACACTCTTGACGGCAAGAACCCACACATGGGACTCGTTGACGAGGTACACGCTCACCCAGACTCGGGGATATGGGATGTGCTGGAGGACGGCATGGGTGCAAGGCGTCAACCGTTGATGGTGGCGATAACGACGGCAGGATTCAATCAGGAGTCCTTCTGCTACCAGTACCGCAACTACTGCATCGACCTCCTCGACCCCGCCAAGCCTGACTTCACCGATGATGCTCAATTTGCCTACATTGCCGAACTCGATGAAGATGATGATTGGACTGACGAAAGCACTTGGGTTAAGTCCAACCCCAACCTTAACGTATCGGTGAAGGTAGACAATATCCGGCAGCGAATCAACAAGGCGAAGCGGATGACTGCCCAGCGAAACCGGATTATCTGCAAGCGGTTGAATATCTGGACGAAGGCTGAGACTCGCTGGATGGACATGCAGCACTGGGATGAGTCGGCAGGCTATGAGCTTAGCGAGCTGGAGCAGGTGAAAAAGGAGCTCGAAGGCGAGCTGTGCTACGCAGGCCTTGACCTCTCTTCCAAAATTGACACCACCGCCTACGTGAAAATCTTTCCCCGCGACGACCACTATATTGTCATTCCCGAATTCTTCATTCCCGGTGACACTGCCGGCGAGCGGGCGCAGCAGGACAATGTGCCGTATCCTTCATGGATAGAGCAGGGCTTCGTGCGCTCGACGGACGGGAATGTTGTGCACTATGGCGCGATCGAGAACCTCATACTTGAGGACTCAAAAAGATACAACGTCAAGGAAGTGGCGCATGACAGGTGGGGCGCGGTGCAACTGTCGCAAAACATGGACGACGCGGGAATCACGATGGTTCCGATTGGGCAGGGCTTTGCTTCCTTGTCTGAGCCAATGAAGGAAGTCGAGAAGATGGTGCTGGAGAAGACAATGTGCCACTTCGGACACCCGGTGTTGCGGTGGATGGTGGATAACACAGTGGCAAAGACTGACCCTAGTGAGAACATCAAACCTGACAAACAGAAGAGCAAAGAACGCATCGACGGTGTAGTGGCGCTTATCATGGCGGTAGACAGAGCGATACGACACGGCGACAAACCCTCAGTCTATGAAGAAAGGGGGGTGCTGGTATTCTAAAATTCTCCCCTTTGAGTGACCTCCTCGTTTTCCTTGGCTTCGCTGCATTCTCTTTCGGTTTATACCAGATTTACCCTCCAATCAGCTGGCTATTTACGGGAGCAGCTATCGGATACATCGGGCTGCTGTTAGGGCGTGAGACGTAATGGGTTTTATTGCAAAGTTACTACAACAGAGATCCAACCTTAGGGAGCCGGGGGACTGGTTGATTGAGGCTCTTATTGGTGGTGCGGAGACGCACGCGGGCAAGAATGTCTCCGAGGAGGAGGCCATGAAGTACTCTGCCGTGTACGCATGCGTGCGGGTGCTGGCCGAGACTGTGGCTTCCCTGCCCCTCAAGGTGTACGAGCGAGACGGCGATGCCAAATATGCCGACAATGAACACTACCTTTACCATCTGCTGCACACCAAACCCAATCCGCACACCACCTCGTTCGGATGGCGCGAGGGTGCGATGGCACACCTCGGACTGTGGGGCAACGCCTACGCCGAGAAGCAGTTTGACGGTGGCGGCAGGGTTAAGGCGTTGTGGCCGATGCACCCGGCGCGGGTGAAGCCTTATATCAGCGAACGCAACGGCGAGAAGTTCTACGAAGTCAACGTTGACCCGCAGAATCGTTGGGAGGAGGGCAACCGACGGGCACTGCCTGCCGAGCGAGTGCTGCACATTCCCGGCCTCTCCATGAATGGTATCGAGGGCATCTCCCCGATTGCCGTCGCGCGTCAGGCCATCGGTGTGGGGCTCGCCGCAGAGGAGTTTGGAGCGCGTTACTTTGGCTCCGGTACTAACATTGGTGGATTTGTAAAGCATCCCGAGCAGTTAAGCGACAAGGCAGAAGCAAGCCTACGGAAGAGCTTAGAGCAATATCAGGGACTCAGCAAGAGTCACCGCGTCATGCTACTCGAAGAGGGCATGGAATTCCAGTCAGTTGGCATTCCTCCGGAAGACAGCCAATTTCTTGAGACGCGGGAATTCCAGGTGCGGGAGATTGCTCGTATATATCACATCCCGCCTCACATGATTGCCGACCTATCAGATGCCACATACTCAAACATTGAAGAGCAGTCGCTTGAGTTTGTTGTCCACACAATCCGCCCCTGGCTTGTCCGCTGGGAGCAGGCGATTAACACTTCTCTGTTTGGCGCGACGGATAGGGGGCGACACTTTGCTGAGTTCTCTGTGGACGGGTTGCTGCGGGGTGACATCGAGAGTAGATACAACGCATACGCCACTGCCCGGCAGTGGGGCTGGATGTCCGCCAACGATGTGCGGCAACTGGAGAACCAGAACCCACTCCCCGACGACCAGGGCGACATTTACCTTGTGCCCATGAATATGGTTCCTGCCGACATGGTTGAGGAGGAAGAGCCAGAGACGGAAGAGCAGCAGGCCCGCTACCGCCACACCCTCAAACTCCGCAGCGCGTCCAACCGCCACCGCATCGCCAACTCCTACGAGGGCATTATTGAAGATGCTGCCGACAGGATAGTGAAGCGCGAGACGCGGGCCGTTCGCCGGGCCGCCCGGAAGCATCTTGGCGAGCGAGCAATGGACACCTGGGAGAAGTGGCTGTCCGACTTCTACAACGAATTCCCCGACTATATCGAACGGCAAATGAACGGCCCGCTTGAAGGCTTGGCAGAAATCATTGCTGAAGCAACCGCAGACGAGGTCGGCGCGGATGAACCCGCAGATCTGGAGGAATTTCGCGCCAAGTATGCCGAGACCTTAACCGTCCGCCACACCAATTCCTCCCGCGGGCAAATTGAAGATGTTGTGGCTACCGCAATGGATGAAGAAGAGGATGTTATTGCAGCCCTCGACGAGCGAATGGACGAGTGGGAAGAGCGCAGGCCAAGGAAAGTAGCCGCTAACGAGTCGGTGCAAGCCAGCAATGCTTTCGCCCGCACCGCTTTCGCCGCCTACGGAGTGACCAAGCTTCGTTGGGCTGCCATCGGTGGTGACACCTGCGAGTTCTGCCAGGAGATGGACGGTAAAGTTGTTGGCATTGAGCAGAATTTCCTTGACAGAGATGACGAGTTGGATGCTGAGGGCCGCGAGGGAAACGAGAACATCAATGTTTTCCGCCCCATCAGCCATCCTCCGCTTCATCAGTTTTGTGTATGCCAAATAATCCCGGATTAACCCCTGGAGTGATAACAAATGGACAAGAAAATAGAGCGACGATATGTGCCGATGGATCTTCGTGCTGCTGAGGATGATGAGGACACGAAAATAACGGGCTATGCTGCTGTGTTCGATAAGGAGTCCGAGCCGCTTTTTTTTGGCATGAAAGAGAAGGTTCGCCAGGGCGCATTCAGTGAATCAATTGAGCGTGACGACATCCGCGCTCTGTGGAACCACAATCCCAACTACGTTCTCGGCCGCAACAAGTCCGGCACCCTCTCGCTGGAGGAGGACGACGAGGGGCTCTATGTGGAGATAGACCCACCCGACACACAGTGGGCGCGAGATGCGGTTGCGTCGATTGAGCGTGGAGACGTGGACCAGATGAGTATAGGTTTCCAGATAATCAACGAGGAGCGCGAGCGCGGCGAAGATGATGAGGTAACGTATATCCTCACCGAAGTAAAGCTTTTTGATGTATCACCCGTTACTTTCCCCGCGTATCCCGACACCTCGGTCGGGGTTCGTGATGCCCTTACCCAGGCGGGAATCGACTATGAGGGATTGGCTGTAGTTGTAACACGGGCGCAACGCGGTATGGAGCTTACCGACTCCGACCGCGACATGATAGCAGCGTCCATCGAGGTACTGAAAAGCCTCGATGCTCGGGGGCGAGAGACTGACTCTGACTCCAGCGGGAGTGAGGGGCAGGAGCTTGACTTCGAGATTGAGCGACGCAAACGGCAACTGATAATGCTGGAACTTGAGAATAAGGAGGACTGAAGATGGAGATTAATGACCTTATTCAGCAGCGTGAAGACTTGAAGGCCAAGGCGAATGAGATTCTGGTTGGTGCCGAGGAGGAGGCCGACCTCAAGCGGTTCGACCAAATGCAGGGACAGATAGAGCGACTGAGCGAGCAGATTGCCAAGGAGCAGGAAGAGCGCGACCTGGAAGTTGAGCACGAAACCCGCGACCGCATCATGCAGAAAGATGATGATGATGTGGACTGGCGGGAGTTTGGCGAGGTTATCCAGGCCGTTGTTCGCGGTGGCAGCATTCGTGGACTGGAGGTGCAGACTGGTGAGGCTGGTGGATTCCTCGTTCCCAAGCAATTCCGGGATGAGATTCTGTCCATCGGCCCGCAGGATGCCATTGTCCGCCCGCGTGCCAACGTGATTCCGGCTGGCGACCCGCCTGACTCCGAGGTCACCATACCCGCCATCGACCAGGCCAACAGCAAGGGAGTCTATTCCGGTGTGACGGTAGAGTGGATTGAGGAGGGCGGAGACAAGCCCGAAACCGAGCCCTCTTTCCGGCAGATTTCGCTCAAGCCCAATGAGGTGGCTGGACACATCGTCATCACAAACAAGCTCCTGAAAAACTCGCAGGCTGCTGGACAGTACGTCCGCACCGTGCTTCGTCAGGCGATTGCTGCTGCTGAGGACGTTGCGTTTTTCAAGGGTGACGGTGTCGGCAAGCCACTCGGGGTTGTTGGGCATCCCGCTGCTGTTGAAATTACTCGCAATGCGGGCAATGTTATCGACTACGAAAATGACCTTGTTGATATGTACGCGCGTTTTATGGGCACCCCGGTATGGATTGCTTCCCGTACCACACTGCCGCAGCTGATGACGATGGAATATCCGACGGGCAACCTGGTATGGCAGCCGAACGCACGGGAAGGCGCGCCCGGCACCCTGATGGGCATTCCAGTGCTTTTAAATGAGCGCTCCCCGGTGCTGGGTGATACTGGCGACCTCGTACTCGCCGACCTGAGCTATTATCTCATCAAGGACGGTAGCCCGCTCGAGCTGGAGCTGTCTGAACACGTCCATTTCCTTAAGAATCAGTCGGTCATCAAGGCAGCATGGAATACGGACGGCCAGCCGTGGCTGACCTCCCCGCTGGAGCCGGAGCACGGTGATTCTAGCCATACCGTGTCGCCCTTCGTGGTGCTGGAGGAGAACTAAGTGGCCAAGGGGGGTTAACCGCCCCCTTTTACCTTTTAAGGAGTGAAGTTAATGAATAACACACTTCTGGAGATCTTAAAAATTGATCAAGCCCTTGAAGCCCAGGACTTGGATACTGCGCAGCAATCTGACTGGTATGACATGGATGAATACAGAAAAGCCGTTGCCGTTTTGACTACTGAGGAAATAGATAGCGCCGATAACGACATAGTTTTAAAGTTTGAGCAGTACGACGGCTCCTCCGTCAAAGATCTCGGGGATGAAACCAAGATCACCGATGGTGGAGATAATAATGCTCATATGCTGACTGCCGAGGTCGATATTACTGAAATGGATGATGGCTTCGATCAAATTAGAGTTCATGCGCAGGTCGACGACGCCACCGACCCTGTCGGCTCTGTGATCCTTATCCGTGGAGATTCCAGGTACTTGCCGGTGTAGCTACCATCCGGGGGCGGGGCGACTCGCCCCCATTGAGGTGATGCTGTGAGATTTCGAGTCACAAAAACATTCATCCACAATGGTGAGAGCTATTCCCGGGGTGACGTTATCGACATTCCGGTGAACGAGGCCGCTTACCTGCGCTCCCGTGGTGTGATTGCGGGAGCGATACAGCAGGCCACCTACCGTCCGCCGGGTGTTGCCGCTTACCGTGTTGGTAATAGCTCCTGGTACGAGATAGATGGGCAGAAGGTGCAGGGAAGGGATGAGGCGGAGAAGTTGCTCAGGGAGGGATAATTAAGGTAAAGGAGGTTGATAATTATGGCTATGAGTGCCAGTAGAGCAGATACCACCCTGGAGGCGGCACTGACTGGAACGGCAACACCACACATTTTGCTACACACGGGTGACCCCGGAGCAGATGGTTCCGCAAACGTCGCTACGCAGCCTGATGGTACCACTGACATTGTCCGGAAATCCATCGACTTCGATGCACCTGCCAATCACGCGACAAACGACGAGCGGGTTTGCTATTCCAGCTCCCCGCAGACTATTACGTGGGACGATACCGAGATTAACGACGGGCAGGACATCACGCACTTCTCCATATGGGACGGAGATGATGCCAGTGAGCCTACCGTAGAGTTTGTCGCTGCGGTGACGGATTCCCCACGCACTGTGGGCTCGGACGGTGTGACAATCACCGACGATGATGTCGAGGTTGCTATCGGAGTGTATGCGAAGCCAGCGTAAGGCGGTGAGCTAATGGCCTCATGGGTAAGCCCCACATCAACGACGGGCAACGGGTGGAGTGACCCTGACAATGCGATAGACCAAGATATTGGTACTTACGCAGAGATCGTTGCTGCGAGTGGTGGGGCGTGGACCGACTGGCTCACCGTCCACTTGGCGGAATCCATCCAAGCCAGCAAGGTGCGGGTGTACGGCGACCGGCAACGAGATGCTGTTGATAGTATCCAAATCGAACGCTACAACGGGACGGCCTGGGAGTCCGTTTATGATGGTGCGTGGACTGTTTCCGAGGATTACGAGGAGTACGAGTTCGCCGGCACCTACAATCTGGACGATATTCGGATTCGTTACCAGAACAATCACCGCACGCAGGATAACTGGGTGCGTGTT